TCCGATCTATACCTGGGGCTGCCAGCCTGATCTTATTCGCAACGTCTATGGAGAGCGGGAAACCGTTCTCCATGTTGCCCAAGCGCTGGGGCGATACCGCTAGCCTTTTGGCGAAGGCGGTCGATTTTTCGTCGAACAGAGCGCACCTTAGCACCCTCAGGCGTACCGAATGCGGCGCCCACTTCCCCCCCTTTTCCTTCATAGCCATACGGCCGGAATCTGGCATTTTACCTTCGTCACTCAAATCCGTCATTGTTTGACGATTGACTTTCCAAAAAAATTGTATAAAAAGACGGAATGCGAAATGACGTTTCCAAACTTACCACGACCCGAGAGGTTGTCACGGCGCTTGGTGGAACCAAGTCCGTCGCCCGTTTAACGGGCCGTAAATACTCGGCCGCAGCCAATTGGCCGCTGTCCGGTCAGTTCCCAGCAAACACCTACGTTGCGATCAGCGCTGCGCTTGCCGCCATCGGGAAAAACGCGCCGCCTTCGCTCTGGGGGATGACTGCCGCCGAAAAGGATTCGGCTGCATGAGAGTTGCGCCGGCCAGCGGTTTCAAAACACGGAATTCCATTCCGCAAGCCGGAACAAATCTCCGCAAAATCTATGACTTGTTCCAATCGAGCAAGGGCAGGGTGATCGACTATTCATCGCCCAATAATGATCGGTTGCTGGCCGATCTCACGGACTATTATGGCCTCGATATCCGCCGCGTCGCGCGCTGCAAATGGGTTTTGGCCGGTGAATGGTTCGGGCGCGCATATCTCGATTACCTCGCAGAGCATCTGACCTCCCAAGAGGTCGAAGCATGATGCATGCGCTCATCTTTCTTCTAGCGTGGTTAGCGTTGCAAGTTGTGTTGGGTGTTTTCGTCGGAAAAACAATTCGATGGGGTACATCATGCGACACTTCAGAATAAAGAGCCGAGTCACGGCGGGGGGACCGCAACCCGGCTCTCTCGCGCAAAATACACCGCGCGAACTCGAATTTGATCCGTTTGCGGGGGTGATTGAAAGCCGCAATCTATCGAAGTCTCCTTTCAACGAGGCGGCGCTGATCTTCCTTCTCCTCGCGGGCAGCACGCTCGTTGTCGGGCTTGTCGTTCTCTACGCCTTTCTCAGGGCTGTCGGTTTGTAATTCTAAAAGCTGCGACTGTATCCGCAGCCGGTTCAAGAGCATCGCGGTCGCCAAACCGATCGATGTGAAGGGATTGAAGTCGTCATTGTCGTAATGCGTGTTGTTCCTCATGTTCGTTTTTTGTCATGAAGGGATTTGTAAAAATGCAGGAAGATTTCCGTCCAATGAACAGTGCGGTTTCCGACTTAGAGGCTTTGAATAAAATGACCCGCTCTCTTGAGAGAAGCGAGGTTAGACGCTGCAAAACAGGGGTATTGCAGGCGCGAAAGAACATCGCGCGACGACTAGGTATCTCCGACACTCAGATCGAAAACTTCCGAGCGCTCCGCACAAAAATTGTTCCACACTGGTTGATGAACAAGGTTCGCGCCGAGTTGGTTACAATTCTAAAAACGGAAATAAAAAACCTTGAACACGAAATCCAACTCCATCGGCAAGCTGGCGCTAACTATTCTGGCGACGCGCTGGTCTCGGCTGAAACTCAGCTTATTGCGGCACGTGAAATCTTATCGGGAAACTAAGAAAGGCAACGGGGGCACGGAGAATAATGCTTGATATGCTAGACAAGCCTCACCGCTCGGCGGATGAGGACAAGGGTTTTTGCGACAAAGCGAAGAACGGATCGGCACAGCTTCTTTCGCGGCTAAGGAAACACCACGCCGAGCTTATGCAGGGGAAAGAGCCGGAGCCGGTCGAGATTGAGATAATCGAGCCGGAGCCGGTCGCAGAGCCCGACCCGATCAAGGTATGGGCCGAACGCCAGAAGTCGATTCCGATCAGGAAAGCGCCTTGGTTCAAGGTCGAAAAGGATCTCGGGCCTGTTCATCGCGCTATCCAGGTTGACGACATCATCAATGCTGTCGCCGCGCATTACAAGGTAAGCCGCCACGACATCCTTTCCGCTCGCCGGACGGGTCCTGTCGTGTATGCGCGCCAAGTTGCTTACTACCTTTCCAAGGTTCTAACGCTGAAATCGCTCCCGCAAATCGGGCGCGTGTTCGGTCGTGACCACACGTCTGCGCTCCATGGAGTTCGGAAGATAGAACGACTTGTCCCTATCGATCACGGGCTCGCTGCTGAAATCAACCTCATCAAGCAGGCATTGCGCAATGAATAAACCGCCCATCCACATCGTCTGCGCCCGCATCAAGCGGCTAAGCCTTCCCCAGCAGATCCATCATCTCCGCGCTCTTGTAGCTCAAGAGAAACCATTCTCGGTCAGGCGGAACGAGTTGCAGTCATTGCTTGATGGCAAAGTGCTCAAGCAGTTGCGCAAAGAAAATCGGAACGCGGCATGAAGATCCGAAAATCTGTCCCTACCGAAGGCCTAGCCGAGAAATATCTGACCGGCTCGTGGCGCTATGTCATGCCGGACTTTGATAGGCCGGATCACAGCATTATCGAGAGCACATTTTGCAACAATCGCGTTCCAACCAACCAAACCAAAGAGGAATGCGATGACAGAGCCGACATCAGGTCATAACGGGCAGCTTAAATCCATCGTTGAGCGGATCAATAAGCTGATGGACGACCGGGATGAGGTTTCCGGCGACATCCGCGATGTGTTCACAGAAGCCAAATCTGACGGTTTTGACATCCCCGCCTTGCGAGCGATCATTAGGGCGCAGCGTGAGGACGCGGAGAAGCGCCGCAACCGCGAATCCATGATTGAGCTCTACCGCGGTACGCTGGGGATCGAGTGATGGCGGATGGAGGCTTTGATAATTTAGTTAGGAAAGCTACTGAGAACACGCGCGAGACTTTGGATGAAATATTCCAAGAGGCGCGCGGTGATTCCCCCATCGAGAAGCTTTTCTTCACTGCACTGCAGTATCAGGTATGGAGGAATGTATCTGAATACTCGCGTTTCGTGGTTGTCGATACGGCAGAGGACGAAACTCTATCCAAAGGCTGGCAGCATAATATCGATGTCCCTTCGCTCATAATCCGGCCGCAGGCTCAGCTTGAGGGATGGCGCGTGGACTTTCTAATCCACGCTTATGACTTTGCGCGCAAGGGCGGTCCGAAGGGCTGGCGACGGCTGATCGTCGAATGTGACGGCCACGACTTCCATGAACGGACAAAACAACAGGCGGCCAAGGACAGATCGCGGGACCGCCATGTGCAGCTCAGCGATTATAGCGTTTTGCGATTTACAGGTTCAGAGATTTACAAAGACGCGTGGGGTTGCGCGGATCAGGTAATATTTTGGGCCGTCAAGGGGTTCCCATAGATGGCGCGCATTCGCACTGTTAAGCCCGAATTTTTCAGACATGAACAGCTTTTTGAGGCAGAAAAAGAAACTGGCCTTCCTCTCCGGCTGGCCTTCATTGGGCTATGGACGGCGGCGGATCGTGACGGGCGATTCCGCTGGCAACCACGGGCGCTGAAGCTTGACTGCTTGCCTTACGACGATGCCGACTTCTCACGCGTGCTCGACGCGTTGGCAACGCGTGGCCTCGTCGTGGCTTACGAAGTCGATGGTGTTAAGTATGGCCACATACCGACGTGGCAAAAGCATCAAGTAATCAACAATCGTGAAATGGCCTCCAATATCCCAGCGCCCAATGTAAACAACGTCTTGACGCGTGACGCACGCGTAGATGACGCGACGGCCACGCCCCTTGTGCATACTCAAGGGGAAGGGAAGGGAAGGGAAGAGGAAGAGGAAGGGAAGGAGCTTACGTCCGCTAAGTCGCGGCCGAAAGCGAACGCTGATTTCGAGGAACTTAAACGCAAATTCCCAAAGCGGCTTGGTGATTACAAATGGGCATTGGCAGAGCGGAAGTTCAACTCCCTCGTTAAAACCGGCGTTCCTTCGTCGGCAATTCTTGCCGCGGTATCCGTCCTTTACGAGACACACCGAAAGCTCGGCAATATTGGAACACAGTTTGTTCCCATGCCGGCCACTTGGCTGAATTCCGAGGACTTTCTCGAGGTCGCTGTCTCGAGCTTTGACCCGCCGGCCGATCTCGATTGGGACGTGGTGCTAACCAACTACAAGAAATTCAACCATTGGTCTCGAGATGCTGGGCCTGATCTAGAATCGCCGGCCTGCCGAGCTCCAAAGGAAATGCTCGAAAAGTATGGCCTCGAGCTCAGACGGCTGGACGCGTAAAATTCAATCAGGGGCAACGGGGCAACGAAATGAACGCAGTGGCATCACGCAAGAAACTCAAGGGAATACCCGTGGAATACCGGCCCATTGATGGACCGACGTTAGAACGGCTTGCCAAAGCCCACAATCACGTCCACGTAGGCGACGACAAGCGAGGCGGTAGAATATACCAGTTCGTTGATAGCACGATGGACAGGCTCTACAGCCGCCTTACGAGGGCAACCAAGTCGCGGGCATTGGAAGAGGGCCTGCGCACTGAATACATCGCGCTTCAGAAATACAAGCACCATTGGTTTTCGGCTGGGCTTCAATCCGCGCTAGGCTCGGCGGACCTTAACCGAATCTTCGCATCCGATCCCGGTTCAATGTCCGGCATGGCGAAGTCCGAAAAGCAGGCGCATCATCGCCAGCAATACCGAGCCGCAAGGAACGCAATAGGCCACAAGCCGGGCATTATTGTGGACAACGTGGTGTGTCAGGAGCATTCGCTGGAAGTGGCCGGTTTTTCGGTCGGGTATAATTCGCGGACATCTGCGCGGAATAATGCGGAACGGGTTTTGCGGGAGAGCGCGCGAAGATTAGCAAAGTTCTGGGGAATAGGATGATGTTGGGGGAATAGAAAATTAGGGCTTGCGTTTCCGTCAGAAATCACCCCAAATCAGACAGCATCGTGATTTGCGCCCGCCCGGTTCGTCCTGGCGGGTTTTTCATTGGGGCATCCCATGGGTGATGTAATTGCTGGAATTGATTTCAGATCCGGCTACGCCAAGAAATCCTGGCAACATGAAGTAGCCGACGAAAGGCGCAAGGAAGCGGACAGGCTTGCCAAGTCTGCCATTGCCGACGACCAGATCAAATACGCTCACGAACTCGCGGACGGGCGTCGTCAGGCGTGGGCCGATACCGCGCCGAGTGAGTATTGCGCTGCACCAGACGATGAACCGGCCTGACCGGTCGTTCAGCCCGCTTCTGTTTCGGCTATACGCCAGCGATCTATCCGAGGCGGTTTTTAAGATGTCGGTTGAATCGATCAACGCCGCATTGCGAGACCAGCCTTTGAGTGTTGAACCGCAACCCGAGACCATACCCGCGGATATACCCGCCGAACCGACTGAAGTCCCTGTTAGCCCCTTTGTAAGCCAAGAGAAGCCTAAATCCATGTCCACGATTGGCGAACAGCTTAAAGCGGCGAGGGCAAAATTGGCGGAAGTCCGTCAAGGCGCGGCCGATGCTATTGTCGAATCAGATCATGCGGCCGGCGCTGTGCTCGCGGAAGTTAACAAGGTGCTGAAAGAGGCATCCGACCTGCGTGCGGAAGTCGCAGAACTGACCAATGGCGGGCCTCCTCTTGAGCAATAGCGCCATAGCCCAGCTAGCCGAGGACGGCTTGCACAAGGTGACGATGCAATACGAAGACGGCGGCAAATTCGAGCGCTGGACCTGGGGACAGATCAGCGTTCGCGTTCCCGCCATGACGCCACAGGATGAAATCAAGCGGCAATTGATTGAAAAAGCGAAACAGTAATGCGCTGGCATTTTGAATTTAGCCGCACTGTTCAGGCGGTCTGCATTTGGGTTCCATGGCGTCCCGTTCATCGCCCGTTGGTATATTGGTATAGGTACAGACCCGGCAACTAAATGTCTAAATCTCTTACAGATATTCGCTCTCTAGCGCGTTCTTACACTGAAATGGCCATTCAGGCATTAGCCGGCGTTGCGCAGAACGGCCAATCCGAAAGTGCGAAGGTCGCAGCGGCCGAAGCATTGCTTAGTCGCGGCTGGGGAAAGCCAGCGCAGCCGCTTGTTGGCGGCGACGATGATGACCCTGCGATCAGATTCCAGCAAATAGTCAGAACCATTGTCCGTCCTCCAGATTCCAACGGCTGAGGTATTCGAGCCGTTACTAGCTCCCGCCCGATACAAGGGCGCCTATGGCGGACGAGGCAGTGGCAAGTCTCACTTCTTCGCCGAGATGCTGGTTGATGACCATTACCGCAATCCTGGTCTGCGTTCGGTCTGTATACGCGAGGTTCAAAAGAGCCTGAAGGACTCGGCCAAGAGGCTGATTGAGGACAAGATACAATCATTGGGGCTTGGCAAGGCGTTTAACGTCCAGAGCGACCTGATCAAGACGCCGGGCGATGGCGTTATCCTGTTCCAGGGCATGCAGGACCATACCGCAGAAACGATCAAATCGCTTGAGGCATTCGATCGGGCATGGGTCGAAGAGGCGCAGACGCTATCCGAGCGCAGCCTGACGCTATTGCGGCCGACCATCCGGGCGGAAGGCTCAGAGATATGGGCGAGTTGGAACCCAAGGCGCAAGACGGACGCCATCGACAATTTTCTGAGGACGCTTAAGCCGGCTGGATCTGTCGTTGTGCAGGCCAACTGGAAGGACAATCCATGGTTTCCGAAGGTACTTGCCGACGAACGCGCGATTGATCTTGAGAAATACCCGGAACGTTGCGAGCACATCTGGGACGGCGGTTATGCCACGGCGTTCGAGGGCGCCTACTTTGCAGGGCTGCTTACAAAGGCCAAGGCAGAGGGTCGCATTGGCAAGGTGGCGGCTGATCCATTATTGCCGATCCGCGCATTCCACGACATCGGCGGCTCTGGCGGCCTTGCTGACGCCTATACGATCTGGATCGTCCAATGGGTGGGGCAAGAAATCAGGGTTTTGAATTACTACGAAAGCGTAGGTCAGGTTCTAGCCTATCACGTTAGCTGGATGCGCCAGCATGGCTATGACAAGGCCATCAACTATTTCCCGCACGATGGCGTCAACGCAAACAACGTGACCGGCAAGACCTACAAGCAGCACTGGGAAGATGCCGACTTCAAGTGCGAACCTCCGATCCCGAACCAGGGACGCGGCGCGGCATCGATGCGCGTTGAAGCCGTTCGCCGGCTTGGTTCAAAGATGTGGTTCAATGCAGAGACCACGGAAGCGGGGCGCGAGGCGTTGGGCTTCTATCATGAGAAAAAAGACGAAAGCCGCAATGTTGGACTTGGCCCTGACCATGATTGGTCAAGCCATGCTGCTGATTCTTTCGGGCTTATGGCTATTTGCTATGAGGAACCGGGAAGGGCGGCGAATTTCAACCGCGCGCTGCAATATCCCAATATGGGAATAGCCTGATGAAAACCGAATGTGCGGTCCGCATCAAGTCTGTCTCGGCCCGCAAGCGGGATGTTGAATATCCTGGGGCACGGCTGCATGAGCGATTTGTCTGCGAGGACGGCGAAAGTTGGACACGTGCCTATTTCCGGCTCCATCGTTTTGAGGGCCTCGGAGATGACGACATATTCGTATTCCACCGGGTGAGCTCCTGATGCCCGAAATGGACCTGACCAGCCTGAAGGCAATGCTGGCCCAGCAAAAGGCGGCTGCGCTTGCGGCGATGAACGCCGACGCGCTGGTGCAGGAGCGCGAGCAGGCGATGCGCTATTACCTCGGCGACATATCCAGCGACATGCCGGCACAGGATGGCAGATCAAGCACTGTCAGCATGGACGTTTCCGACACCATTGAGGGGCTGATGCCGGCTCTGATGGACATTTTCGCCGGGTCTGATGAGGTTGTGCGGTTTGAGCCGGTCGGCCCCGAGGACGAGGAAGCCGCCAAGCAGGAAACCGATTATGTGAACCACGTGTTCACGCAGCGCAATCCGGGCTTCATGGTGCTGTATTCTTTCATCAAGGACGCGCTCTTGCAAAAGGTCGGCATCGTCAAAGTCTGGTGGGAAGAAAACGAACAGGAAGAACGCGAGACCTATTATAACCTATCGGAAGATCAATTTGCGATGCTGGCGCAGGCGGTAGCGGCGTCCGATGGGGCGATGGAGATCATCGAGCATACCGTCAATGGTGGACCTGATGAGGCTGGCGAGGGCGCTAGCGGGCCGCCTGACGCGAACGAGGCCAAAGAGCCAGAGGGCGCGTATTGATGCTGCGGGCCGCTTATGGCGGTCGCAGGCGTTTCCAGTTGGTCGTGTCGCTATTCGACTTCCCGATATTACACTCTCTGCAAAGCACCTGAAGATTGTCGGGGTCGAGGGCGAGGTCGGGGAATAACGACCTGGGCATGATGTGGTCAACCTGAAGCGGGTTTCCGACGCTCCAAGTGTTGCCGCAGCATTCACAGATATTACCGCGTGTTGCGAGCGTCTTATAGCGAAGTTTAATCCACTGGTCGCTAATGTGGAAAAACTTGGCGGCGTCGCGGTAGGGGCTGGGAAGATTAGCGTTGGTAAATGTCAGTTCCATTTTGTGCTCCTGTTATTCACGGGAGCACTATGCGCCTTAGATTGCCCTACGGGTTTTGTGTCAATACCCCGCTCAAGCTCACTTGAGTTCACGCCATTTCATGCGGCGTAATTTCAAGCAGCCCCGAGCAATCATAAGATACCATTGGGCACTAAAAGAACTGGTTGGTAGCGACAAAATGACTAACAAATTCTGTGGATAGAATGGACGCCAGCGCACCGCAGGCCATGATGGCGCAAGCCCTCACGCCGCAGCCCAAGCCAACCACACACGATGTCACGATCGTCACAACCAAGAAATACGCCTGCGCCAAGGTGCTCGGCGTTCCGCCAGAAGAGTTCGGCATTGAGCGCGGCGCGCGGGACATCAAGACGGCCAATTATGCGTTCCACGAGGTCGTCACCAAGACCGAAGGCCAACTAATCGCGGAGGGTTTTGACGAACAGCAGGTCAAGGAGCTATCCGAATACGTTGGCAACACCAACGTCGAGACCACGGCGCGGGATTCGGTCAACGAGCATTTCATCAGTTCGGATGTGAATTCCTCGGCGCGGCTGGTCAAGCTCACCGAGCATTACGTTCGGATGGACTACAAAGGCGACGGCAAGCCCTGCCTGTATATGGTGATAACGGGCGGCGACCAGGGCGAAATCCTTATCAAGGACGGCAAAGAGGTCATCGAGCCGATCGACGTGATTCCGTTCGCGTGTACCACGCCGGTTCCGATTACCCATCGCTTTTTCGGCCGGTCGGTTGCCGATCTCGTCATGCCTGTAATGCGGGAAAAGACCGCGTTAAAGCGAGGCGCGCTTGATAACCTCTATCTTCACAACAATCCGCGCGTTGAAGTTGCCGAGGCCAATGCTGGCCCGAATACTCTTGACGATCTGCTTATTTCTCGTTCTGGCGGCGTTGTGCGTACTAAAACTGCTGGTGGCCTTAATTGGCAAGTCGTCCCCGATATTACGCCCAGCATCTACCCGATGTTGCAATACCTCGACTCAGAGCTTGAAAGCCGCACCGGGCTGTCAAAGCAAACCCAAGGGTTAGACGCCAACGCGCTGCAAAACCAATCTGCCACGGCTGTAGCGCAAGTGTTCTCGTCTTCGCAGATGCGAATGAAGCTGATCGCCCGCATTATGGCGGAAGGCGTGCGCGACATCTTCGCGTTGCTGCATCATACCATTCGCTCGCACGGGCAGGAACAGGCGACCGTCAGGCTTCGCAACAAATGGGTTCCGGTTGATCCAAGGAACTGGAAAACCCGCGACGACATGACGATCAATGTCGGGCTTGGCACGGGCGGCAAGGCGCAGCAGTTCGCGCAATTGATGGCGCTGGGGAATATCCAGAAGGAATTGCTGGCCGGCGGCAAGGCCAATCTGGTGGACGATACCGCGCTATTCAATACGGCATCTGAAGTCACCAAGATCATGGGGTACAAAAACCCCGATCGGTTCTTCAACGATCCGACCGAAAAGGGGCCGGACGGGCAGTTGATGCATCCTCCCGTGGCGCCGCCGCCTGATCCAAAGGTCCAGATCGAGCAGCAGAAGGCGCAGAACGACCAGCAGGCCAACCAACAGAAGGCCGCGCTAGAACAGCAACAGGCCCAGATCAAGAGCCAGCAGGCGAGCGAAAAGGCGCAGTTGGATGCGTTCCACCAAAAGGTCAAGATGGAAGGCGAGCTTCAGTTAGCCCGCGAAAAGGCCCAGCTTGACAAAGAAATGGCGATGATCGACGCGGCTTTGAAGGAGCGCGCCGACCAAAGGGCGCATGAACTGCACCAGCAAAAGATGTCTCACGCCCAGCAACTCCACGAACACACGTTGACGCAATCCCAGCAAAGCCATCAATTTAGTCTGGCACAAGGCGCACAGTCGCACGGGCAGAAGATGCAGCAATCCGAGGCCAAGGCGAAGCCGGCCAAGGTCAAGGGCGATGCTATCGCGGCGGTAAGCCAGAAGGTTGACGCCAATACTCAAGCGTTAATCGGTGCCGTCAAGGAATTGAGCCGGCCCAAAAAGGTTGTACGCGATGCCAAGACGGGCCGTGCCATCGGAGTGGAACCAGCATGATTGGGACGGACGGCGAGACGCTCGCCGGGGACATCAAGACCTATACCACGTCCGGGCGCGGCATGAATGTGGATGAAATCTCCGACCTGGCGCTGCGCAAGCTGTTGCATGTCGCGGACACCACGTCGCCGGCACTGGCGCAGCAGGCCGACTTGTTCAAGGCGCAGATCAAGATCGTGCTAATGCGCTACATGGAAATGGCGATCAAGAGTGACCGCACCACGCTTTACAACCAACTGAAGCCCGGCAATCCAGACGTGGCCGATATTATCTTGAGGATCTGATGTCTTATCGATTGAAGCTAGAAGCTGAGAATGGATCGGTCATTGCAGAACGCGAGTTTGATGTTTCCGGCGACCACGAGATAACGCAGGCAAAAGCGTCTCTCAAAGCCAAAGAACTGGCGTTAGATGCAATTCATCACGCCGCTATTAACGGAATAATTGGCCGCAACGACGCTTCGGCCGCTGTCGTTGGCGCAACTTCGATAACTTCGGCCGCAAGGATTTAATCTAGATGACAATCACCTCCGCAATGGCAGGCAGCTTCAAACAGCAGCTATTTTCCGGCCAGCATATCATGACGACCACGGGATTCACCATCACGGCGAGTTCGTCGAGTTCAACCGCCTATACCTCGGCATCGAGCGTCGCCGGGCTGACGCTCGGCATGTCCTTTACTGGAACCAACGTAGGCGCGTCCTCGATTGTCACGGTGATCGGGTCGTCAACCACGTTCACGTCGTCAGTGGCTTCGACCGGGACCATTACTGGCGGCACGCTGACGTTTACGAACCCCATGGCGGCCTCTTACAAGCTGGCGCTGTATACCTCCTCGGCCACGTTGGACGGCACCACGGCGACCTACAGCGCGACCAATGAGGCAACTGGAACGAATTATTCGGCGGGGGGCTCGGCGCTGACACTCTCGGCATCCATGCCCAGTCTGACCTCGACCACGGCGTTCATGGATTTCGCCGATCTGGTGTTTTCGACCGCGACCATTACCGCGCGGGGCTGCGAAATTTACAATAGCTATGCGGGATTGAATCGCACGGTTTCGGTGCATGATTTCGGCGCCGACAAGACCGCAACGGCGGGGGATTTTACCATCATCTTCCCGACGGCCGATAGCAGCAATGCTATCCTGCGGCTCGCCTAGAAAACCTAGATGACCCTTCCCCCCGCGCTGACCCAGAACTCGCTATCCTATGCGCTTAACCTGGTGCAGAACTATGCCGCACAGGCCAAGGATCGAGCTACCAGCGCAGTTGCGGTGATGGCGGCGGGACAGGTCGACACGATCTTCATTTTCAGCCTGTTGGATCAACTCAACGGACTGATCGCCAACCTCAACGCGGTGCAGGCGACCTCCGGTCTCAACGCCTACGCAACCGCAGAGGTTCCGGGTTACGCCGGAACGATGTCGAGCGACATTACAGCGACCGTTAACGCGGCGCAGGCCTGCATTGCTTGGGTGGTTGCGAATTTCCCGGCGAGCGGCGGATTCCTGCTCGGACAGTCCTTGAACGCCGATGGCACCCGGACCCAGCGCTCTTTCACCACGGCGCAGACGGCAGGGTTTAGGACCGCATTGAATAGTCTACTGGCCACGATCGGGTAGGGCCGATGGCCTTTACCCGCGTACAGGGCGCGCAATCCACCGAAAGTTCTTCGGCGGTTTCAACCAAAACCGTCACGCTTTCCGCTGTCGGAAGTGGCAATTGCGTGCTCGGTCTGGTTTCGTGGGATCTGGCCGGAAGCGTAACTCTAACGTCGGTCACCGACGACAAGGGCAATACCTATAATCTTGAAACTGCGAAAGACGACACCACCAACTCAGGCCGCACGACCTGTTTCTCGCGCACCAACATCACCAATGCGCCGACAGTCATCACCGCGACGTTTAGCTCGGCTATCGGTTACATCGGCATTATCGCCGATGAGTTCTCTGGAACGTCTACTGCTTCGACCGATGAGCGCGACGGCACGGCGCACGGCGGACAGGTTCAATTAACGCCGGGAACAGGCACAGACGCCTGTACTAGCGGCAACTTTACGACGGCAACGAATGGAGATTTAATCTGGGGCGCGTCCGCTAATACGGGCGCCGTTCTAAATCCGGCGACCGGGACGGGGTTTTCTACCGGAACGCAATCGACTTGGGGCGATTACAGAGCGTCCTCTGAATACCGGACGCAAACCACTGCGGGATCGGGCACCGCCGCTACTTTTACGCAGTCGGCGATCAACAGCGCCCACGAAACATTTCTGATCGCGATCAAGCCCGCTGGGGCTGGTGGCGGCATCAGCGTCAATGTCACGGGTATTGCGGCCACGTCCACGGCTGCTGTTCCAACTGTTACAGGAAAGGCAAATCTAACCCTAAGCGGCATTGGCGCGACGGGCAGCGCGAATACGCCGACTGTCGGTGCCAAGGCTAACGTTAGTATAACCGGCGTTGTGGCCACTTCGGCTGCGAATGTCCCGACGGTTACAGGAAAAGCTAACGTCACCCTGACCGGGGCGGCATCGACCAGCGCGGCGGGTATTCCGACCGTGACGGGTTTTGCTAACGTCTCGGTGAACGGCGTCGCGGCGGCAAGCTCTGTCGGCTCTGTCACCGCCTCGACGGCGGCCGCTGTAAACGTCAATGTCACGGGCATTGCGGCGACGGGCGTTGCCAATATCCCGACCGTTACGGGCGCGGCAAATGTCAGCGTTACTGGCGTTGCGTCCGCTTCGGCGGCTGGCGTTGCCGCGGTCACGGGCTTTGCCAATGTTCCGATTACTGGTGCACTGGCGACCGGCTCGGCGGGTGATGTCACTGTTACCGTTGGCGGTGCGACCAGCGTCAATCTAACGGGCGTCCCGGCGGCTTCTGCGGCTGGGACGCCAACTGTTACCGGGTTTGGCAATGTAAGCCTGACGGGCGTCTCTGCGGCTTCCAGCGTGGGTTCGCTGTCGGTCACCGCGCCCGCCAATGCCAGCGTTACCGGCGTTCAATCGGCAAGCGCGGCGAATACGCCGACCGTTACCGGCGTCGCGAATGTATCGCCCAGCGGTACGACGGCCACGGGCACTGCGGCGGATGTAACCGTCAGCGTCCCGACCGCCGTTTCAGTCACGTTGCTAGGCGTGCAGTCGAATATCGTCGTCGGCGCGCTGTCAACCAACCTCGACCAGCCCAACACGGACGGGCAGACTGTACTCACCAACCGGCGCGGGGCCGGCGGCTTTACTCGCAGGGAATATGAGAATTTCCTAGACGCCAAGCGGGCGGCGCAAGCCAAGGCGCGGCTGCTCAAGAAAAAGACCGGCGAAGAACTACGCGAAGCCGTTGATCTGGCCGAACAGGTCGGCATCAAGGCGGGCCTGCTAGGTGACATCGCGCCGTCGATCGCGCCGCTAACGGAAGCGCTGGAAGAAGCCACGCTGGCCAATTCGGCGCAGACCGCAATGCAGGCGCGGGTAGCGATCCAGATCGCCGAGGCGATGCTGCGGCAAATGGAAGATGACGACGAGGAAGATTTAATTTTGATGGCATTGCTAGCATGATCGCATTCGTCTTGGCCTCCTCCGATCATGGCGCCATGCTGGTTAATCGCATGGATTATAACCACGTCATGAGCGGCGACTATTACGGCGTTGGCGCCCAGATCATGGAAACCGGCTGTTATGATCCGCGCGACGTGGAGAACCTGAAGAACTTGTTAGTCTGCCGGCGCAATCATTTCGGTGATGGGGTCGTTGCCATCGACGGAGGGGCCAACATCGGTGTGCATACCCTTGAATGGGCACGCCTGATGCGGGAGTGGGGGTCTGTCATCGCTGTAGAGGCCCAGGAGCGGGTATTCTACGCACTGGCAGGCAATATCACCTTGCAGAATTGCTTCAATGCACGGGCGATATGGGCAGCGCTGGCGGATGTACCCGGCGAGTTGTCCATACCCGAGCCGGACTATACCCAACAGGGTTCGTTCGGCTCATTTGAATTAAGGGCGAGGGTCGGCACCGAGCACATCGGGCAATCGATCGACTACGGCAAGCCGACCTCGACGGTCCAGACTATCACGATTGACGGGCTTGGATTGGAACGGCTGGACCTGCTCAAGATCGACGTTGAAGGCATGGAAGCGGAAGCCCTGCAAGGCGCGGCCGAAACCATCGACCGCTGCAAGCCGATCCTGTTTGTCGAAACCGTGAAGTCTGACAAGGAAGTCATTACCGCGGCGTTGCGCAACGAGGGCT